ACTCCATGAGGTTGAAGTCGCCTTCGCTCAGAGAGTCGTCGTGCAGGCAGTCTTCGATGATGCCGCGCATGAATGATACTGCGCTGCGAGCCATTTCTACTTCATCGAGTAGTGGCTGGTGCCTGCCTGCGAATGTGTACTTGCGAGGGTCTTTGCAATCCTGAATTACCTGAATGATATTCATTTCAGCAAATCTAGGAAGTCATCGAATGGCATGCTAACGCGCCATGGTTCGCGAGAAGACCTATAAACAACAAGCGGAACCTCGCCGTCCTTGGCTTGAGATTCCGCTTGCCTAGTCCACATAGGTAGCTGCAGCTTTTCGCACCGCTTGACCTCTACGTGGAAACCATCAAGGCCGACTACATCGCCCTTTTCGTGCGCCATGGCTCCTGAGTAAGCAGCACGTCGCGCGGTATAACCGCGTTCTTTGAGCAGAATAACTACTTCCCGCTCTGCCGATGCACCCTTAGCCCTCGAAGCCTTTCCGCCCATTGATACAGTATATCAGAGCGCTGCAATCGCCTTGTCGATGGCCTCTACGGCTTCATCCCCGTAGCTGCGAACTACCCCAAATCGCTTCTCGAACATGGGATGCGTAACGATCTGCTGGTAGCGATCCTTCATCTTCTGCGTTCCCGCAGGCTTGAGGAATCCCTTATCGTATTCGCCCTTAGCAACCTCGAATCCCTTCAGCGAGTACAGGTATGCTCCTACTCCGAAATGCACCGCAGCGCGCTTGAGAGCGTCTGAATAGAGCGCCTTGAAGTGCTTGTCTGAGATTTCCCATCGGGGAGACTCATATGTAATCTCGCCAGAATCGTAGTTCTTCTTCTCCTTGAATGGGTACAACTCCTGATCTGGCTTGACTGCCGTGACTGGGAGCTGCCCCACGTCGCTGCGCTTCGCACCCTTCAGGTCAATAGTACACTCTAGCGGCGCATGGTGACGCAGCCACTCTACATTGTTGTCGTCCCACGCGAAGACAGGCTGATTGTACTTGGCAGTCCAATTAGGATCTACTTCGGAAAGGCGCTCCATGACCAGTCGTGCGTCGATGTAGGTGAGCACGCTCATGCGACTACCGGGTAGCCATGATCCTAGACGGAACCGTACTGCATGAACGTCAAACGGAGCACGCAGGATTTCATAATCTTCTTTGGTTAGTTCACCGCGAGACATAGTGCTACCTCTTCCTCTACCATTTCTACATAATTCAGATTGAAGTCACCATTGATCCACGCGAGCGGCCCAGCCTCAAGTTGCAGATTCGTCCAAGAATGCGCCAGATCAGATTCTTCTGGCGTGATATCCATTTGGAAGTCAGGATGGTCTGCAACTGAATGCCCGATGATCTTGGCTTCAACGCAAAGCGCGATGCGATCAGCACGCTTGACTGCTGCCATCGCCTTGAAGTCCTTCTTGATTGAAGGAACCCCAAGATCATAGTAAATGCGTTCAAGTAGCACGTTCTCATTGAGCGCAGCCATGCTTGTTTTCCAAGTAGTAACTACGTCTGAAACGATTGCCTCTGGAGCATCATGTAGTAGCGCATGCAAGCGATACTCTGGAGCTACGAGAGCCGCAACCGTGTTCGTATGCGCGAGCACGCAGTACCAGTGCAGCGCCTGCCCTGAAAAGCGGCAGATTCGGCTCAATCCTTGCGCGATGTCGAATAGGTTTGGCGATCCAGCGTCTGGGTAAACGGCCCGTCCTGAGAATGTATACATCAGTACGCCAGCTTCCATGATTCTGTTACCGCATCCTGCAGCTTGTCCTGATCCTGAGTCGTGCATTCATTCGCATCATAGATGTTCTGCAGCTTCCCAGCGCAACCTGCATACCCTGCGATGTCTAGCCACGAATCATAGTGGCAGTTGTCATTACTCAAGCGGGTCAGCTTGAGAATAATCATCATCGCTGGAACGTCTTCTGCAGAAATCTTGAAGCCCAGATAGCTGCTCCACATGTCTGCCAGCTTGCGAGCCTCTACGTCGAATGGCCCGTAGGAGTCATTCCTATCACCGTAGATAATGCTCTGCGCCTTCTCAAGAATCGTCGCCATGCGAGCGCCCTCCTTCTACTGGCTGATCCCAGTCTGAGTCAAGCCACCAATTAGGAATACTATCTTCCTTGATTGGAATTGGCGGAAGTGGTCGCAACCATGGCGGCACAATCCCCCCGTTTTCGTTCCTCGTTTTGTCAACGATAATAGTCACTTGCTACTCTCCTGTAAGTAATTATTCATCTAGTACCATCCGTTTCTCTTCCAAAAGACCAGAGCGCGGTCGGGATGTCCGTAGCGACCTGCTATGTAGGCAACTCCGCAACGAGCCTGCTTGACCACGTTAGGGAAGCAACGACACGGTAGGAGCTGAAAGAATCCGCAAGCATGATTTCCAGAGTATGAGCAATCAATCCTACCGGGATTGACGGCGCAAAGTATTCCTCCAGATTCATGCTTGACGATCTTAGCAAGCGACCTGCTATTCGCCCATTCAGGGTGAGTGGTATGTCGCCTGATTGCTTCGCATAGATTACGTTGCAGCGTGCCATTGCATGGCGGCGGCGGTTCTGCCTTTGCCGTTGTCACGGCTATTAGGAATCCAACCACTACCGCTAGAAAGAAGGTGAACCTCACGCAGTAACCTCCTGCTCGGCCTGCGCAGCCAGTGCGGCTGCCTGCTTCTCATTCGACCATTCCGCAACTACTACGCGAAACTCGTCAAGCGAATCCAGCGCCATGCGAGCATATCGAGGGAAATTCGTAGAGAAATTCGCATCGCCTGCTGCCAGCCAAAGGTCAATCGCAGCCTTGTAGACCGTGCCATCCATCAGCGTTGCCGCTACGCCTGCATCGTGCATCTGCAGCGGTCCTTGCTGCACCGGCTGAAGTCCCAGTAGTTCTCGCGCGTCGATCTTCTTATTCATGTCGTTCTCCAATCTGAAGTGAGTATTTACTCACATCATTCGTTACGTGTAGCAATGTGAACATTTGGTCACATGCCGGAATATCCAACTGCCATTTGTCGGATAGTCTCACTGTCTAGGTCGCGCAATACATCGGGTGTGACGATATCACAAAACTCTATCGCGCCTGCCGGGAATAGATCCATGCGGTCGCAATCCCACTTCTCTATCGGCGTCGTCTTGCAATGCATCGCTGCTGCATAGACATCAATCCAACGCAGATCCCACTTGGTTTCTGGAACATTAGTGATTACTAACATACGAATCCCTCATTTCTGAAAATCCCCTATTGGTTAGCTGCACCTTAGCCGCTCCCGGCATCTTTCCATTCCGTTTCTTGCCGAAATAGATATGCCCGCTATCTAGGAATGCTCCATTCGCCCAATCCCTATGAATGAATATCACCGCGTCGGATATCTGCTCCAGCGCAGAAGTCTCTTTCAGCATCCTACAGGTTGGCTTTGGTGGAGCCTTCTCGTCGCTTCCGTACTTGGTCATCTGCGCGAGTAGGATGAAGCACACGCCAGCATCTTGCGCGATTCCCTTGAATTGATTCAGCGCCTTGTCTAGTGCCAGACGATAATCTGAATGCCTAGCTGAGACATCGAGTAGATGCACGTGGTCGATGATAACGATATCAAGGGCGCGCTTGGACGCCTTCGCCTTCCTGATAGCACCGAAAATACGACCCGGCCCAGTAGCTCCGGTGAACACCGTGTAGTCGTAGCCTGCGAGGCGCTGTAATCGCTTCTGGAACACTTCAAACGGTACGCTCCTATCCTCCACCTGCTGCGTATCTACGTTGCTCCCCATGCTGATTAGCCGGGCCTGCAGCTCTACCTCTGACATTTCAAGTGAGTAGTAGTGTACCGCAGCGCCTTCCTTGCATGCAGCTTCTAGATACTGTAGTCCTTGCCAGCTCTTGCCGCAGCCCGAGTAGGCCGAAAGGGTGAGTACGTTTCCAGACCTGTAGTGACCGAACTTTTCAATTGGATGCGGCCAACGGATATCTTCGTCTGGCGACTTATACCATTCCTCGAAGCTGGCAGCTCCAGCGGCAGATGTTACGCCATCCTTGCCAGAGTCGGTAGCGAATGCCTTCATCATCAAGCGCATGACTGCTTCGTCTATTTCCTGCGCAGATGCGAGTGCGTTGCTAGTGTCAACAATGTTGCTGGCAACGTCGATCCACATTGCTACCTTGCGTTCCTTCTCAAGCTCTGCGAGATAGGTTCCAAAGGTAATCATTTCGGCAGATCGTGCTACTACTTCATCTACGCGAGCAGAGTCTTTGACTCTTGACTTCACTAGAGATATATCGAGCGCTCCGCCAAACGCATACGCTGCCGAAAGTTCATCCCAAATCTTACGGTCGGTTCCCTCCCACCAATTCGACTGCACTACATCGTAAGCGCAGGTCATAGCTGCCTGAAAGTTCTGAATGCAGCATCCCAATACTGCATCGCCGGTTCTGCTCATACCACTCCCATCAATTCCAGTGCGAGCTTCTGCGGTGCCCTGTTGGTATCCCCGCCGCAGTCAGCGCAAGATACTGGATCGTAGGCTGCAACGCAAGTCCAATTGCAGTCGTCGCAACGATATGCCCAGTTGCCGCCGATATCCACGTTATCGCGCATCGACGTTACCCGAAAGCGGATAGAGCTACCACTACCTCGCCATGCCTCTGTTTCCACGTGACCCCTCCTAGAGTGCGAGCAAGCACCCTACAGACCACGCACTGCTATTGCAAGCAAGTCGTTCTGAGTGAGTAACTAATAGTCCCGCTGTGCGGGGTAACTAATCATTCCGCTTGCGCTGCGCGCACGCTACATTCAGATGCGGTGCTCTTCGATAAGAAAACCAATGCATCTACCTGAATACGCTTCCGCCGCATGCTCACTCTGGTATCTGGATAGTGGCGGGGAGGTCAAGCGCTCAACCTCCGAGCAACGCGAGTGTACTAATTTTGAGTGCAAGGATTGATTCAAGAAGTAACCTTCCTGCAATCGAATCTATGCAAATAGCCCACTATGCAAGTACAGCCTAGAGAATACACGTGGCGCTGCGAGCAACCGCAGACGTACCATCCCATTACAGGGTGCCCCAACCAAAGACAGCTTCCCCCAGACCTTGCCGCGAACGATCACACGGCTAGGCTTTATCGCTCACATCGTTTCCCCGCCATATCCGTCAACCGTTGGTCGCCGCGTATGGATTCAAATAGCCTAGCAGAAAACTTGCGGCACATCGTTGACATCGCAGATCCGCTCCGGTAGATTCCTGAAAACGCTCTGGGAGGGCAGCGATATGGCGGTTATTGATAGGGCTAAAGCCCTGCATAACGTGGGTTTCGGTGATTTGAAGGGAGTGCATATTCCCGTCACTACACTGCACGCAGATGGTCAGATTACGAGCGGCGGCTACAGCTCTGCGGCGACCAGCAAGGCTGTTCACAATTTGGAACTACGGGAAGATGTCGGGGTATCAACTTCCGGCCTTCGCGGGCTGCTCGGGAGCATTGATGCAGACGCTCCAGATATCAGGATTGAGGGAAATGTTCTCGCGCTCTCAACGCCCAGCTCGAACTACAGCATCGGTCTAACCGATCCAGTTCTTGAGGCTGCTCCATCGTCATTTCCGTCATCCGAAGAGCTGAATGGTAACGATCCATTCATTCGCAAGATCCTCAAGCGATTCCCGCTCTTCGCGTCTACCGAAGTTGGCAAGGAGCAGATGCATAGCCTGTTCTTCAATCCTGCTGGCATATTCAGCATCGACGGATATCAGATTGCCAGCGTGAAGGTTCCCCTGTCGAAGCTCACGCAGCAGTACAGCGTGCATGAAGAGCACGTCAAGTACGCGCTCAAGGCGTTCGCAGATGACTTCAAGATCAGGTTTGGGGATGGCAAGTCGTTCTTCTACGACGACGAAACGCGCTGGATGGTTTCAGCGGTGAAGGCAGAGGTTCGTGATTGGACTAGCCTGATTCCAGATGTAGCTACCGCAGCATGCAGCTTCAGCTACAGCGATGCGCTGGCCGATGCCGTGCAGGCTGTATCGAAGGCTACGGAATCATCTGAGGTAGTTATCCAACTCGGGACTAACGTGCTGGATGTTTCAACAAGTGCAGACGTGACAGCGGCTCGCGAGTCGGTGGAAGTGAAGGGCATATCGCAGGACGAATGCATTATGAAGTTCAATGCGAAGATGCTTCTGAATGTCTTGCGCGCTGGCCTTGACTTTCATTCTGAGCCAGTACTGCATATGAATACTCAGAGGTCTGCGGCGACGGTTGTTTCGCTGTCCAGTTCTTTCACTGCTATGGCAATGAGGGTTTGATGAAATACAATCCAGAACTTCTGGTATTCAAAGAGGCTAGTCATCGCTACTACTACGATGGAAAAGCTGTTCCGTCAGTAACAACTATCTTGGGGATCATCGGCAAGGACGCGCTCATTCCGTGGGCAGCCAAGATCGCAGCAGAGAGGTTCGCTAGGGATCTGACCAAGTTCAACTCAGAATCCTCCTACATGACTGTGGATGACATCGAGCGAATGCGCGCGTCGTCTGCAAAGTCGTTCTCAACTGACGGCAAGGAAGGCGCTCGCCTTGGAACGCTAGTGCATGAGAGCATTGAAGATCATCTGAATTCCAGCAAGACGCCGCCGAAGGCAGCTCTCGGATACGTGAATGCGTTCAAGGATTGGTGGGACGAAGAGAAGAAGTCTTACGACATTGTTGCTCTAGAGCATAGACTTTTCCACCACCAGTATCTATATGCTGGAACATGCGACATGATTCTGCGAAACAAGGTTACGAATTCTATCAAGGTTGTTGACTACAAGACCAGCAAGCGCTCCAAGTACGCACCTTGGGGCATCTATCCAGAGTATCTTTTGCAGGCTGCTGCGTATGCAGAAGCGTGGAATGCTTCGACGGATAGCTTGCGAGATTCGTGCGTAGAGACTACAATCCTGAATGTGGCTGCAGATGGAACGTATCTCACCTGCACGCGCGACACCTTCGATATCTCGCAGGATTGGCAGACCTTCAGGCAGGCGCAGGTACTGCGTGAGAATCTGAAGGCTCTAGAGCAGTTCGTGAAGCCTGAAAAGAAGAAGAAGAAGAACTACGACTTCCCCCAACGATAAGGAGTTACTATGAGTGAGTACACAAACGGATTGCGAATGCTCGCAGACTTCCTAGACGACAATCCAGACATCAAAGAGCCAGTAGGCAAGTCAAGCTGGGACAAGATCATCTGGCATATGCCAAGCAAGGGACACGCAGCAGAACTTGTGCGAGCGCTCCCAGTGTCGGTAGACAAGCGATTCGATGAAACATACTTGAATCTAGAATTCCAGTTTGATGGATTGTATATGAATGCATTCATCGCTCGCGATAGCGTCTGCGAGAAGGTGGTTACTGGAACCGAGACATTGATTAGATTGGTTCCGCCAGAAGGAGTGGAAATGATCGAAGAGGAATATGAGCGAGACATCATTGAGTGGAAGTGCAGCGAACCGCTGCTTGCGACATGACTGACATTGACGGCCCATCCCATTATGGCGGGGCAGACAATCCATATGAGGCGATCAAGGTCATGCGAGCGTGGATGACTAAGGATGAAGTGCGCGGGTTCCTGCTAGGCAACGCGATAAAGTACCTGAGTCGCGCTGGCAAGAAGGATGGAGAGCCTGCCGAGAAGGATTACTTGAAGGCGCAATGGTATATCAGGGAGCTGATTGAGGTAGCATGAAGAAACTAGACTTCAATCCTAATATGAAGCCTACGATGAATGTATGGGCAACCTACATTCCCACGCGCTCAACCAAGCCAAAGTTCTCCACGCACCGACTGTTGACTCACGCCAAGTCTGCTATCGAAACCGCAGAATGTCCGTCCCCGAAATGTGACCATTGCGGCACCTGATACTCAGGTATCCGGGCCAAGTCAAGTCATGTATCTTGTCCCTACCGAATGAGTCTGGCCCTTTTGGGCTTGGCGCGATGAACGCCGTGACGTGTCGCCACTCACATTGATATAGGCGATGGAAATGCGCCAGCAGTGCTAGCCCTAGCTTGTTTCCGTTCATTTCCCTGAGCGCCCAGTCTGCGTCTTCGCAGAACTTCTTCACGCCAGCCTCTGGAACGTGCGTTATCCCGCCTCCAGAGAGCATATGACCGTGTGCTGCAACGCACCATACACCGCCAGCCTCGAAGTAGGTTCGGTAGCTCATTTCATGGTGGTAGTCGAATACATCCGGGCCATGCGCTTTGACCAGCTCGAACATGAGCATTTCCCACGATAGCCCGAAGTCAGTAGCGCTAGTAGGGCTTTTCAGTGTGGAGCGGGTATGGTTTCCGCGCGTTCCGATAACCCTGAATGAAACATTGGGATGCCGCTCATTCAGATCCCAGAGCTTCGACGCGAAGAGTCCTGCAGCGTCACGAATCTGCACTGCGATGCGCTCGGTATCAGTTGACTCGTCTGGATGTAGACCAGTCATACCATTCGCGTTGTCACCATTGAGAACGATTACTACGTCTTCGATGTCGTGCGTA